AGCAGTTCCTGAAGCAGCCCCGTTATTTGCCGCGCCGCCGCCCGATCCACCCGATCTTCCGTTGTTATTAGCCGCAGTCGCATTACTGCCACCACCACCACCACCACCAGTTGACGTAACGCTTGAAAAAACAGAGTCAGAACCATTGCCGCCATAGTTTGGAGAAGACGCTAATCCAGCAGTGCCGCCGCCGCCTATAGTTACGGTCAGTGGACTGCCTGCCGCAACAGACAATGTACTTTCTTTGTACCCACCAGCCCCGCCGCCACCACCACCGTTATATCCGGCGATAGAACCACCGCCACCGCCACCACCAGCAACAACTAGATAGCTGACAGAAGGAGGTGGGCCAGCAACAGCCCCCGCCAAAAAAAAGTTTTTAGCGGCAAACATTACGGCGTAAATCCTTGCAAGATTGAACCATACCAGTTTGTACCGTCAGCAAGAAATGTCAAAATATCCATCTTGCCAGCGGTTGCAGTAATTGTTGGCGTGCCAGAAGTTCCCCATTTAACGGAAGTAAACGTAGCTGTTCCGTTGCCGGTAGCCGCCGCTTGTTTAAGCAACAGCACAAAGGACTTACCCGCCGTAGCAGTTGGCATGGTAAACGTGCAAGCGGTGGATGCAGTCAAGGTTGCGGTTTGGATTGTGCCGTTTGTCAGCGCCAAAGTAGATGAGCTTGTTACTGTTCCTATTGCGACCACAGATTCAACGTAATTTGTGACGGTTGGATTGTTAACCGTTGGGCTGGTATCCAGCACCATTTTGCCGGTGCCAGTAACCGCGTTTGTCAGCGTCACGCCGCCGTATGTGATGGCGCCTGTAGATGTCAGGCCGGCAGTGCTAAGAACGCCAGTGCTAGGGTTAAAGCTCAGTTTCGTTGAGCTTGTGTTGTTCCCAGTGATCGTGCCTGTGGTCACGCTTGACAGCAACGGATACCGCGTTGCGTTCGTTGTCGTGTCATCAGTAATCGTAATGCCGGCCAGCGGGGTTGTCCAAGTCGGAGCGCCGGCAGTGGCAGAAGTCAGCACCTGACCCGTTGTGCCGGCCGCAGTGAAAGCGTAGGCAGTGCCGGTGCCGTAAGGAACAGCACCCGCGGTCGGCGTGGCCGTTCCAGCAGTGCCGCCAAGATTGATGGCAACCGGGTTTGTTAGGCTGAATACAGATCCGACTAGGGTTAGGCCGGTTCCAGCCGTATAAGACGCGCCGCCACTAAACTGCGTGAAATTGATAGCAGTAACGCCTAGCGTGCCGCCTGCGTTGCTGGTGCAGACCCAGCCGGTATCGGCAAGCGTTGTTCCGGTTTCTATGAACGTGAACGCACCCGGCACTTGCGCCCAAGTGTTCATGTCGGTGGATCTCGCCCACGCGCCAGCAGCAACAACATAAATGCCGTTATCCGCAGCCGCGGTCTGATTCTTAACCAGACAACGATCACCAGCAACAAGCGCAATACCGTCTACAGTCTGCGTGCCTGATAGCGTAATGTTTCCAGTCGTGCTGGCAACGACAGAGTCTTTGATATCCAGTCCCTGCGCTACCGCGTCGACGTACGCTTTATTTGTAATATCCAGCGGATTAACAGGCGTAGCGGCTATCGTGCCGCTTGTCAGCGTAGCCACGCCAGAAATAGGCGCAGAGAAATAATCGCCAGCAGGACCGACAAACGTAACTATTGAATGATACTGGTCGAATATGCCCTGGACAGGCACAATATTTATTGTTGTTGTCAGCGCGGTGCTGTTGCTGTTAGAGGTACTCATAGAGACAACCTTTTAGTCAGCTTGCGTTGCTGTGATATAAAGCGTGTTCGTCCCGCTGCTGATGCCTTTGATATAGAACGGTGCTTTCGGCGCTGCAATGATCATCGGAAACGTCATCGCCGCGGGCAAAACAAAAGAGCCACCATTGCCGGTGGAAGCGATCGTCGGCGTGGTCACCGTGGCGTTGTTCGACATTTCAATAGCGGCTTTGCCTGTGCCGGTATTTAACAGGCTTACATAATTGGTTTGATCGTTCGTCGTTGCCGTAATCAGCAACGCACTGCTTGCGCTCGTAGTCAGGTCGAGCGCAAAACACTGCCCACTCAGACGCATCACATTGGTGTTGGTCATCTTTTACCCCAATAAAAACAGAAAAAGCCGCCCCTTTAGAGAACGGCTTTTTCGGTCGTTTACATTTTTAGAATGAAGAAAAGTCAGTGCCGTAGATGTAAATGTCTACGGTGCCGCCAGATACCGCGGTGCCAACTTTAACGTAAAAGTTTTGCGCTGCCAGATTCAGCACGCCGGTTGCGGTAACAACGGTTGACTTCGTAACATATGTTGACGCGGTGTTGCTCGTCAGCGCAGCGTTCGTCACGATTTCATTGCCAGCGCCAGCGGGTTGCGTCCAAATGGCGAGATAGCCAGCGGAAACGTCTTTATTGGCATTGGTGATGACCACGTTCGTGATGTTGTAGGTCGACGAGTTGATGACGCTCATCACTTGCGGAGCATCGCCCGTGACGTTCAACGAAACGCCGGTTGCGGAAGCAAGCAAGCGGATCGCTTGATTGCTAGTAAGCCCTTGCGGGTGAATGGTGCTAACTGAAGCGGGGCCGGGATTCGCCATGATTGTTTCCTTTTAAAAGTTTAAAACGGAGCGCATTTCTGCGCCCCCGTTTATTAAGCAGCAACGCGACAGGCAAGCTCGGGATACAGCGGCGCCCAACCGTAGAGAACGTCCAAACGCGTCGGAATGCTGTCGTTGTTGATCGTGTATTGACGCACCACACGCATCGACAGACCCAGTTCCTTGTCGCTCGCACGCCCAGCAAAGTGCACGCCTTCCGGCAGCTCAAGATCGGCAACCGCCAAGCAGAAAGCATTGCGGTGCATGATGATGTTCTGCGGGCTGACAACGCCAGTGTTGTTGAACGGCGTAACCGTTGACGCACCAGGCGAGGTAACCGACACGTTTTGGAATTGGCCGGCAGTGATAACCGCAGGCGAAACCACAACGCTGGTCGTGCTCGAGGTCGCAACCGTCACATCGGCTTGCACAACAAAGTTGCGCAGCTTGTTGGAGCCATACGCTTGACGGTTCTGCGGGTTAACCGCATAGACGTTAGCGATCTGGATGACGTCGCCCTGCTTTAGGCCAGCGGTCGCAGTTGACACCGACAACGCGATGGTCGATGTCGAAGCCCAGCCGGTCGTCAGGAAGCCCGTAGCAGTCGCGGTCTGGCACGAGAACGAAGTGGCAGTCGCATACGAACCAAACGTCTGGTTAACCACGTTCTGATCCATCTTCCAGTTCATGCCGGAACTGTCCGTTCCCATCATGCCCTTTTCGTATTGCTTGCTGATTTTCGGGTTCGGGTTAAACAAGCCCTTCAGCGAGTCAACGATAGTTGCACTGGTGAACGGTTCGATCACGCAGCTACGGCGACCATCACGCGGCGCACCTTCAGCGTCGAGGTAAGCACCAGCGGTCAGGTAGGTGATCAGGCCGGTCGGCGGCGTGCCGGCGGTGCCAACGATGTTGGCGGTCGCATTCTTCGCCATTAACAGACCATCACGATCCATCTTGTTAGCAATCGCGGCAACGGCCGGCTTCAGCACGCGATCACTAAACATATCTAGCGACAGTGCCAAGTCTTGACTAGTAAACTGGGTGTCGACATGGAACTGCGTGGAGAGCGTAACCGGCACGCTGGTTTCGTTAAAATCTTCGACGTTGAGCGCCGGGCCGGTGGTGCCGATGAAGCGACCCGGTTTACGCACGTTGACGGTTGCGCCGATCTTGGCGCCGACAACCGCGAACTGGTCATCATAGTTACGGTCGACTTCGCTGGTGAAAGTCAATTCGTTTTCAAGCACCATCAGTGCTTCGTTCGTGATTTTGCTGATAGTCAGCAGATTATTGGCCATGATATTTTTTCCTAAATTGGATTAGTGGTCAGCGGATCTTCCCGGCTTGGCGTGCTGCTTTCCAGTTCTGATAACTTCCGTGAAACTCACCCTTAGAGTCCACCTTAAAATCAGAACCGCTTGCAGCGCCGCGGATCGGGCTGATCGGTGCTGGTGCTTTTGATCGTGTAACAGACTGAGCAGACTCGGCCGACTTTTCCAGTCGTGCTTCCAGTTTCCCAATTTCACGAATAGCAGTAATCAGCGGCATTTCGTTGAGCTTGAGCGCGAACTCCTCGTTCTCTGCCAAGTGATACAGGATTCTTGGCCCGATATCACTTTCAAGAATGGCGTCACGGATCGTGTCGTTCACGGTAACCGTTGAGCTTTCTACCATCTCGGCAAAGTCCGGTATTTCGGCCTTTGTCGCCTTGAGTCGAGCTTCCCAACCTTTAATCAGTTTGGCTTGCTCGGCCGCGGCGCGTTTCTCAGCGTCCTGCTTGTCTCGATTTGCTAATGCTGCTTCCGCGGAATATTCAGACAACGCCTCGGCGTATTCAAAGGCGTCGGTGAATTGCTCAGGTTTTGGCTTTGCGTCTGCGGATGACTTAACTTCCGGTTTCGCGCCGCCTTCCAACTCTTTAACCCGAGCCTCTAGCGTTTCTCTGGCTTCGCGTTCCTTTTGTGCCTCAGCTTTCGCCTGGTCGCGGGCTTTTGATAACGTAGAGAACCGCCGTTCTAACTTGGGATTCTGTTTCTTTTCGTCTGTTACTTCTGGTTCACTCTGCTCGGCTTCTACTTCCGGCTCCGATTCCTCGGCCTCGGAAGGTGCGCGATCAGCTAATCCCAGCTTTTCTGCATTAAATGCGGCCAGAGTTTCGCTGGTAACAATGTTGCCAGCTTGCTTTGGTTCCTGATTATCGGTCTGCGTGTCGGCCATATTATTCATAAGCTCCGGTTCCCGCAAAACCTGCGGTATGGTTTTTATATACTCTTTTACGGTATTTATTGTCTAGTGGTTAGCGGATTGGCGCCCTGTTCGATATCTTGGGCTGCGGTTTGGGCAAATTGATACTGTTCCTGATTGCGCCGGTCGATCTCGGCCTCTAGGCGTTTGGTATCCATGTGGTGCAGCATAAGTTGGACGATTGCGTCCAGTTCTGTCTTGTTCTGGCTGGTAATTGCGCGGGTGTTCTGGTCGTTGACCTTGACCTCGGCCATAGTTTCCGTGTTGTGGGCTTTGGCGGTCACATCCATCAGCTTGCGGCGGTT